CAAGGTTTGTTCTCCTTTAGTTCCAACCAGTGCATATCAGTAGATTTCTTTCTCCTCATGGTTCCAGGCGCACACCAAGAGGTTCCCTCTGGTGTATGCTCATAGTATCCCCCACTGATAATGTATGTTCCCCAATTCCACGGATGATCGTGTAAAAGTGGCTCATCTGACATCATGATTTTATGCAGATATACATTAAATGGCAACTTAACATTCTTCTCCATGTGATCAGATTTTTCTCTAAAAACAAGATGCCAACGAATCATATATGGTTTGTTATGAGAACGATCACGAATTATCCGTTTTCTTGTGAGAGGCATTGAAATTATACCCTAAAAAATTCAATCAAAGCATTTAGTTTATCTGCTGCTTCGGCAAGTTTCGTAACCTCACCATCTACAGCAGATACAATATCAGGATGGTCCCCAATTCCTGTTGGATTGGTATTATACACTTCTATGTTTGCAAGAGCAGCTGCAATATCTGCTTCATACTTTTTGCGAAGTGCCTGTAATATTTGAATACTAACTGATCGTTCCACTTCTTTCTCCATTATTCATATACTCTATTATGCGTATTATTGACTCTAACAAATGTAGTGCATTTTGTCAAGTCCTTTAGACGTTTTGCTCCAACATAAGTGCAGGCTGATCGAATCCCGCCAAGAATATCAGCAATAGTATTCTGCACAGGTCCACGATAAGGCACAGCGACAGTTTTACCCTCTTCACCACGATACTCTCTATTCGGGTGGCCATGACGTTCCATTGCAGTATTAGATGCCATGCCATAGAACTCCATGCCCACTGGTTCTGAATTGTCATCCTCAAAAATCAGTTTTCCATCGCACTCATCATGTCCAGCAAGCATGCCCCCAAGCATAACAAAATCTGCGCCAGCAGCAAATGCCTTCACAATATCACCAGATGAATTACAGCCACCATCTGCAATAATATGTCCACCAACACCATGTGCGGCATCAGCACATTCAATAACCGCACTTAATTGAGGATACCCTATTCCTGTCTTGAGTCGAGTGGTGCATACGCTACCCCCACCAATTCCTACTTTGACGATATCCACTCCAGCAAGTATTAGCTCGATTGTCATATCAGGTGTAACCACGTTCCCAGCAATCATAGTAGAATGAGGTAGATGATCTCTTAGGCGTTTTATTGAATCTATAAAATTGATGGTATAACCATTTGCCACATCCAATCCAACAAATGCAACATCGGGGAAGGTATTTGCGACACCAACTACCTCTAATATTTCTTTATCAGAAATGCCAGACATGACACAAAGGTACTCTCTGCGTTTAGTCTTAGTCCACAGTTTACCATCTTTATTCTGGTGTCGAGCTATACATGTTATTGTGCAAAATGGACTTATCTGTTCATGCATATCAAATGTACCAGTAGTATCCATATTACTTGCCATAATAGGGATGCCAGTCCAATCCTTGCCGCTATTATAAAAGGTATAGGTTCTGGTTAAATCAACATCAAATCTGGATGTAAGAGTTGATCTTTTAGGACGAATTAAAACATCAGAATAATCTAATTTAATATCGTCTTCTATAATCATCCGTTGGCTGCTCCTGGCAGTTGGTCATAAGTAGCATCCTCAATAACCATATAATTGTCATTCCAGTTAAAAGCTTCTTTCACGACATTAGCAGAAAGGCCCTTATATTTTTGATGCAAAACTTTGTCTTTTGCCGCAACAACAATTTCTGCTTCATCAGGATGCAATCCTTCTAAAAGTTGAACAAACATCATCTCTCGTTTATTCTGACTCAATGTTGGATTACCACCTTCAATATAATGGTATAACTTTCTTGCTTCATAAGACAACACATTATGTTCTGTACCCTCTGGAGCTTCATTAGGAATAAATGGAACTTCACCGAAAGGCAGGGCCCATTTAATATTAGGATCAAATGAAGATTTGATTATCTGTCTAAGAGCATCGGTATTGTGTTGCTTTAGAAAGTTGACTTTATCCTTCTTGGATTTAATCTTTCCTAATTTGGTTAAAATTTCAGAAAATAGTGGTGTATAATTGTCGGGCATTAAAAATCTCCTATCGATTCAGTGAGGCTCTTCAACCTCTTTTGTATAAAATAGTTAAGTAGTTTACTACGATCCCCTTCTGGTGAAGAACGATATGTCTTCAGAATTTCTTCTGATAATTCTTTTGGCGTATAGGTGAGATCAATCAATTTCCTATTTCGTTGATAATTTCTCTTAACCTCATCATTTGGCGCAACATCTTCAAAGTCATGGTCCACCCATGTAGCTATCTTTTTCTTACCTAATGGTTTCTGACGTAAGCCATCAGTAAATGTATTATCTGGGGAAAGAACATTTGGTATGCCATCACTCGCATCTCCCTTGAATACATGCTCTTTGAGATATCCATCAGGATTAGCACCATTTACCATCTTCTTGGTAATAGGGCTGTACTGTTTGACATTAGGAAATCTTTGTAATTGAATAAAGTCTTTGTCGCCAGATAGTATCATAATTTCTTCAGCATATTCAGAGCAAATTGTTGCAATTATATCATCAGCCTCTGCACCATATATCTCTAAAAATTTGTATGGCATATTAGTTCTGATTTCTTCTTTAATTGTATTTAGACACTCAAAAATAGAGTCCCAATCATGAGAAGATTCTTTTCTACTCTTTCTACGATTTGCTTTGTAGTTGGGGAAATAGTCTCGCCTCCAATAATGTTTAGAGTCATAGCATAAAACCAGTTCACCAAATTCTGAAGAAAATTTTGTACGATACATTCGTAGGGAATTAAGTATCATATGCCGCACCATGCTATTATCTGGTACTGTGTTTTTACTCATGTGCAAATGCATCATTACACTTGCTACCGATATTTGATTCATATCAACTAAAATCATTATGCCACCATATGAGCATTAAAACTCATCATCCTTCTTTCCCCCTCAACTCTGAAAGGGTATACAAAATGTTTTAACCATGCTGGAAATACGAGAAATTTGCCTACTTCTGGTTTAAACTTAACATTATCACTACGAAAATCTTGGGCCTCTCCGAAACAAAATTCAATCAAACCTTTAGCGGGATAATGATCTGCAAAATCTACTTTCCACTCATCTGCCATGCCATCGGGAATCTTTAGATAAATGCCCGCAGAAAAATCTCCCGTATGATGGTGCCAGGGATTAAAGTCTCCCGCATACTGACTCACAATCCAACTCTGGGTTAGATGAATATTATCTAGCGTTGGTTTTTTGTTTTGACCTGCTATTTTATACCAACCATTTGCTCTGTTATTTTCTATCGCATAATTCAAATAATCTAGACATCCCTGTTTCATAATATTGAACAGGTAATTTTTATCACCTTCATTAGATATTGGGATTTGAACTTCTTTATGCACCTTGCCCACTAACTTATGCGACCAATCCCACTTAGCACTTTTTTCTTCATCAGATAATACTTCATCACCAGCCTTATTAATAAGATCAACAAACTTCTGTGGTACAGTTGTCTCTAATATTGCTGGACTAAAAGATTCATGCCATTTAGGGCCCATCATCATCCTCTTGTATCGCATCAGCCATGTCATCAAGCTTTTTCATATCTAAAGTAAAGAGTGTATTTTCATCTGCTTCAACTGTTATTGTAGATAATATATCCATAATTCTATTCATAGGATGGTTTAATGACATCTCTTTATATATAGAAGCTTTCACAGATTCAATTACAAATCCCATACTCTTGACAAAAGTTTTGCCATTAACGTCAAATCCATTTTCATGCATGGTATGAATTAATTGTACCATTAAAATTTCTGTAAGATCATCTGCAAATGCAAGATTTTCTTGAACTTTAGCAGTATTTGTATCAGGCAACTTTACTTTTCTTTTTGACTTTCCCCACGGCCCTTGAATTATTTCTGCGCTTGGGTTTTCGTTCTTTTCTGACATTCTCTATTCCTCTGTCTTCGTTGAACATTTCTTTGGTGTATACACAACCTATATCGGGATACCAAGTACCAACATCTCGTTTAGGATTACCATCTTTATCATATGCCATGGCAATACATCTCCGACCCATTTTTTTCTCTTGATGTTCCCCATAGAAATTGTCTACCCAATCGCCGTCACGTAGATATCTCTGCATATTACGAATATACCCTTCATGATCTGCGAGTCTAGCAGTTGCACCTTTTACATTCTGTCTTACAGCAGCACGTTCAGCAGTTGCAAGGTCTTTCTGTGTCTTAATCCACTGTTTAACTTTTTTCGGATTGGTGGGGTGAACGTCCGGCAAATCTCGTAAAGTTTGATGAATCCCACTCTGACCATAATCAGGATTTTTCTCTGCACGCTTTTCCCTTGCCTTCTCTAGACGTTTTGCCGCAGCAGCACGTTGTTTCTCGGTCATAGGTTTGCGTGGCTTCCGTTTCTTAGGAGCCTGCCAATTGCTGTTATCAGTCTCAACGACTATTTTACGTTTTGCCATAATAATATTTATCCTTTAGAATCCAAATTCTTCCAGTTTCTTCTGTGTCTCTTTTTGAGCCCTGCGTCTTCCAGCTGCCTTTGCTCGTCTACGTTTTTCTCCTTTAGCAATAAAATACTCTCGATTTCTCAACTCATTAAAGATGCCATCTTCTTGCAATTTCTTTTTTAAGACACGCATAGCACCTTCTACATTATTATTACGAACTTCAACTCTCATCTTCCAATATCCTTTACATCTTCTCTAGAGATTACTTGATATGCACCTTTATTATATGCTGGTGCAATAGTGAAATTATGGGGAATAATGTCTTTCTTTGAAACGACACCTACTGGTATCTTGTTAGACATGGCGGGAACGATGGGGCTCGAACCCACGACCTCCGGCGTGACAGGCCGGCGCTCTAAACCAACTGAGCTACGCCCCCGTGTAACTCCCATTTTCTTGAGAAATTTCTCATGTTGTCGTTCTGCTTCTATGAGAGAAGCAGTTTTCTTTTTCACCTTACGTTTTTTAGAACCTGTATTGGTGAAATACACAGGCATAATATGCATACTCATGTATTAATAACATCTTCCATAACGAGCACACTGATAAGCTCGCTGTTCTCGTCGCCTCTGTTTTGCTCGGTCACGATCAGCAACACCTCTCTCGCACGAACTTCGTACACCAGCATTTCTGATATTACCACAGGGCCCAACATTTCGGTAGATCACTACGCCTGAACTTGTGTTATGAGGCTGGTCCATATGACGACCAACATTAGCACCTGTCATGGCTCCAATAACCGCTCCAAGTGCTGTCGCAGCAGTTTTGCCCTTTCCACTTCCAAACTGATTACCAATTACACCACCAGCTAAACCCCCAACCAAAGTTCCTGCATTTTGATTGTTATGTGCCACACAGCCGGAAAGTGCAATTACACTAACTGCTATGATTAGAAACTTCTTCATTTCTCTATCTCCTTCAAAGATTCAACAATTGTATCTCTTGCACCTGTGTCAAGAAATGCATCCCGTGCTTTTGATACAAGATCACAACTCACTATAAGATATCCAACAAGTACACCAATAAGAAATTTAACCATTGTAAGACTTTGCTTCCCTTACAGCATTAGCAATTATTTCAGAAATAGGGACAATTTCTTTTTCCCCATCTTTATCCATTTCAGTCATGATATAACCATCACGCTCAAGTTTATCCAACATGTGTGTAATTATATTGGTTGCTACATTTTTTTCGGTTATGATTTTACCGAGAAAATAAGAACCAAGCATACAGCCAGTTGCAAGCAATGTATGTGTAATGGGGTCCATATCCCTATTTATCCTTTAATTCAATTATGTTCTAACTTTAACACATTAAACATCTTTTGTCAAGAGCTATTTTGGCTCTTCGGTTTATAAATTGTTATCAATTCATCTTTTCCTTTAACTTTTATCTTATCTACCTCTTCGGATTCGATATCAATCTGGTCTTTTGTGTAAGAGGAATAGAGCGTGTTAACAATACTGCCATCTTCTTTTTTGTAATTTCGTGTCTGTGCTTCTAGTCTAGCGGCCAGATTAACAGCATCACCAATCACAGAATAATCAAATCGTGTGTCACTACCCATATTACCTACAATGCATGTTCCTGTATTCACACCGCTTCCTATGTTAATCTCTGGGAGTCCCTTCTCCTTGAACGATTGTTTCAAAGCCTCTGTCTCTACACTACATTCAATAGAGGTACGCACTGCCATCTCTGCATGGTTTGGACAATCCATCGGTGCGTTCCAGAAAGCCATGATACAGTCTCCCATATATTTATCCACTGTACCGCCATTCTTTAACACAATTTTGGTCATACGATTGAGGTAATCATTGATACATTCAACTAGACCTTCGGGATCATCATTGTTCTTGTAATGTTCTGATATGGGTGTAAACCCTACAATATCCATGAACAGGAAACTCATCTCTCTACGTTCACCACCTAATTTTAGCAGTGAAGGGTCTTTCTGCAATCTTTTAACCATCTCTGGGGCAAGATAGTGTTCAAACTGTTTCTTGATCTGTTGTCGCAATCTATACTCTTCCATGAACCTGAGAAATGCAGCAATCGACCATGCAACAAATACAGTAAGTACAGGATAGCTCCAATCCACCAGTAAGTCATATTTGGTAAACAAATACGAACTGCCATAGAACAATCCTACCATTGTAGTGGGCATTGCTACTGCACCAAAGTACCAAGGAAGCAATAATACGACAACCATCAATAACAACCCAAACCCAAATGATGCGCCAAGTTCTGCTAAGTCAGTCCAATATGGTCTAGTTATGTTTCTCCCCGTCATCATGGTTGCGAGAGATGCACCTATTAGATTATGGGAATGTATCACCCCTACAGGAGTAGAAATAGGATTATCAAGTCCTGAGGCCGTCATTGATACTATCACGATTTTTCCAGTGAG